ACCCTCGCCGGTAAGAACATCCCCCGCATTGGTGAGACGTACGTCATGTTCATCCACCCCAAGCAGTCGCGTGACCTTCGTTCGAACCCCGAGTTCATCGAAGTTACAAAGTACGCTGCTCCGGGTAACTTCATGCTCGGTGAAATCGGTCGTCTGTACGACGTCGTTTTCATTGAGACGACGCAGACCCGCCTGCTTGCTGCTTCCGGCACGTACACCACGTCGACGCTGGTTGGCGCTCCGGCAAACCAAGTTGAGGTTCCGGTCAAGGCAAACACGTCTCCCGGTTCGGGTGGAAACCCCGTCTCCGCTGACTACACGGCTGAGAAGGGTTACCTCACCTCGGCAACCGGCAACAGCGCCGACGTGTACGAGTCCATCATGATTGGTGACAACGCGTTCGGTCACGCTATCAGCCTTCCGGTTGAGCTCCGTGACGGTGGCGTTCTCGACTTCGGTCGTGAGCACGCTCTCGCATGGTACGCCATCTGGGGTCTTGGTGTCATCACCGACCAAGCCATCGTGAAGGCTTACACCAACTAATCACGAACCACCGGGGGGAGGGCTTCGGCTCTCCCCCCATTCAAAAACACAAGGAGAAATGAAATCGTGGCAAATCTACCCACTAGCCCGTTGGATGCAACAGGCGCAGCAGCCGAAAAGGCAATGAAAGCCAACGCTAAGGCGTTGAAGGAGCGAGCTGAGGAAATCAGCATTGCTCGTCAACAGGAGGAAGTCGAGCTGGAGACGCAGGTCTTTGACCCCAAGCAGCCTGATGCCCCCATCCTTATTGACGAAATTGAAGAGGTTGGCGTTTCGGTAAACAACGACAAAGTTGTTATTCGAACCATCACCGCTATCGAAGACATGACTTACGGAGTCGGAAACAGCTACACCTTCAAGCAAGGTGTTAAATACTCCGTACCGCGTGACCTAGCCGCATATCTTGAGAGTCTTGGATATATCTGGCGACAGTAACGCCCCATAAACTGTCCGTCCTGCTGGTTCTCGCCCTCCTCCCAGCAGGGCGGACTTATTTGTGCTGTATTTCCGGCAGTAATCCGGGAACATAGATAAGAGGAGTTTACGGAGGCTTTGTGGCTACCACCAGCAGTTTGGTTGACCGAGTCAGGTTTGAACTCGGAGACATGGGCAAGTCTTTTGTCACGCAATTTACTGCGGACGGCACGACTAACCGATACCGTCTTCATTACGCACCTTTGGATGGTGCCAGCGTAATTGTTACCGCAAACAACGTGGACATTACTAATGACTGCTCTGTTGAAGAATCGACGGGTGTTCTTGTAACTGACAACCTTCTTGCTGATGGGACCATCCTCGCAGTTAGCGGAACCTATTTCCGATACTTCACTGCTACTGAGCTGGCTACCCTTGTAGCCACCGCCATTGGCGAACACAGTGCTCGTTCTACCGATGCTCTTGGCAGAGAAATTACGGTAAGTAATCTTCCGGCTGTTGAGGAATACCCGGTAGCTATCTACGCAACAACTCTGGCGTTGTACACGCTAGCTACAGACGCCGCGTTTGACATTGACATTCAAGCCCCCGACGGAGTCACTATCCCCCGCGCTGAACGGTATCGCCAGCTTATGGAGATGATTCAAACTCGTCAGGCGCAATACCGTGACTTGTGCGTACAGCTCGGAGTTGGTCTGTACAAAATCGACGTGTTTACTTTGCGCCGAATTTCTAAGATGACCAACCGGTATGTCCCTGTGTACAAGCCCATGGAGGTGGACGACCGGTCGTTCCCTCAACGGGCAAATCTTCCGGAACCTACTTACGGAGACCAGCACCCGAAGTTCCCCACCGAAAGTGGAGACCTCACTGCATACCAAGGCAGAAAGTTTGCAACCAACGTTTCCTTTACCGGTAACTGGGCGGGTAACTCGTTTGTTGCTCGACTGTACTACCAACGAGGTAGCGTGCAGATAGTCCAAAACTTTGCCATGGCGGTTACTTCAGACAAAAACTCTTGGATAGTCAGTGGAGCTTCGCGCACCGCTGGAAACGCAAAAATAACAATAACCACAACAGCAACGCATGATTTTACATCCGGGCAATCGGTGTTTTTAACGGACGTAAATGATGCAATTAACGGTGAGTATCTTGTCACTACGCCAATTACTTCAAATACATTCTCGGTAGTGGGGACAGCTACAACGGCGTTGTCTCTCAGTTCTCTTAACGGGTTGGCGGAGCACAGCGCCACGCAAAATTACATTGCAGCAATTAGCTTGACTGCGGACCAAACATTCCGCTTAGCAAACCGTACGTGGTGGAGAATTACCGCCATCAACAGCCAAACTAATGAGAATCTTGAAGTTATTGAAGGAAACTTCTTTACGGTTCGGGCTAGCGAGGTCATCCTTTGATTTATCAGGAGAAGGATGTAAACGAGCTAGACGTACAGCGCGAGTACAACGACCAGCTCCGGGTGTACGTTACAGGCAATGTTTTTGCGACGCCAGACAGTTAGCCAATAACCCTCAAACGATTCCGTCAAAATAGAAATAAGACTTTAGGAGAACAATGGCTGCGAACTCTGGATACACGACCATCAAGCTGCGTCGTGACACCACCACCAACTGGACGACCGGTACCAAAACGCTAGACACAGGCGAGGTTGGTCTCGATACCACTACCGGAAAGATTAAGTTTGGTACTGCAGACGGTCAGGCATGGGCGTCTGCTAAAAACGTTGCTGTTATTCAATCCGACCTCGCAACCAGCGTCAACGGTGGTTCCGGAGGAAGCGTTCTGTATCAAAGCGCCGCGGATACTACAGCCAAGCTTGCAATCGGAGCATCCGGAACTTTTTTGTATTCAGATGGAAGCGTCCCAAGTTGGACAAAGCCAAAGTTGAGTGCGTTTGCCGCAACTACTTCTGCGGAACTTATTTCTGTTGTGTCGGATGAAACTGGGTCCGGGGCACTAGTCTTTGGTACGTCTCCTTCAATTACATCCGCCACACTGACTACTCCCGTTATCGGCGGGGCTGGCGTCACGTTTAATGGCTCAAGTTCAGGAACTGCGGTGTTGCGAGCAACCGCAGCAAGCGGGACTACTGTACTCAATTTACCCACGGCGGCTTCAACCGAGACTCTGATTACTTCAGAAACCGTGACTGCTAACTATGTAGCCAAAGCAGGAAGCACGATGTCCGGCACTTTGAACATGGGGACAAACGCCATCTCTAACGTGACTACCCTCGCTGCCAGCAGCACCATTACCCTTACGGGAGTTGGCGGAGCAAGCACCGGGGTTGCTAAAGTTGCCGCAAACGGAAACCTTACCGGAGGTAATAAGGTAAGTCTTTCTGCCGATGTAGATACCGCTACAACTCTTCCTGTTGCTCAGGGAGGGTTTGGCTTAGATGCCTCATCTAATCTTGCCGGTGCTCGAGCTGTGCTTCGCATTTACGTGCAGTCCGCGCAACCATCAAGCCCTTCGGTAGGCGATTTGTGGTTGTGGTGAGCTAAATGGCAAGGGCTCAAGGCACATTTTCTGGAAGGTCAAACTTCCGCCTTATTATGGACACTAGTGAAACTAGTGTAAATACCGCCAATAACACGTCCGTTATTTCGTGGAATGTATATATCTACGAAGACAGCAATACAGCGTCGTATGACTTAGGAACAACGTCCAACTGGGCGGCGTCTATCAACGGGGTTTCGGTTGGAAGCGGAAACTACAGCTATGATTTTCGTGGAACTTCCGCCGGATATAGCCTTGCTCTAGGTAGCGGCACGTATACCTACACTCACTTATCGGACGGTACGGGTACCCCCACTATTGCTGTCTCGTCTAACGCAGCTAGTCCACTTGGAAGTGCAAGTGGCTCAAGTACCCAAGCCGTCACCAACATCTCTCGTCCCCCGCAAGCACCCGCAGCCCCAAGCATTACTCGTCCAAAAACAGGAACAAATCAAAACGGTACGACAATTACTGTCTCTTCACAGGTAGCGAGTTCGGCAACAGGCAGCCCCGCGCCTCCTGCCATTACGGATTACAAGTATCGGTATAGCACGGATAACTCAACGTGGACCGAGGTTACCGGAATGGGAACCGGTCGAGTTTCAACCTTTGGACCCACCGTACCCGCTATTGTTTCCGGTACACAGGTCTACTATTTTCAGACTGCCGCATATAACAGCGAAGGATGGGGGGCATGGTCCCCAAGCGGAGTTGCGTACGCGGCTCCTACAATTAGCTCACTAACCCGGTCGGGGGCAGCCGTCACTGTTGCAGTCACCCCGGCGTCTAGTAACGGTGGCTCAACAATCACAAGCCACGTAGTTGAGTCAAGCAGTGACCTTAGCACATGGACCTCGCAAACTATTTCCGGAGCTTCCGGAGGGACCACTACGTTTTCCGCGCTGTCCCCCGGTAAGACGTGGTACTTTCGGGCGTACGCTACTAATGCCGCGGGGATAAACTCTCCATACACTGACAATCAAAGTGTTTTTGTGGCTGCATACGGAAAACGGTATTCAGGAACTACGACCGGGGCAATCACCAACATTACGACAACCACAAAATACGGGGCAATAACTTATGTTTACGGCGATGGCGAGTCGGGGTTTCAA